GCTGGTGGGCGCTTCCGTGGCACCGCTACCGCTACGACCCAGTTGGCGTGGCAGACTTCGACCACGGCGGATACCCCGCTCTGGTCGCGCTACGCGGTCGGCGCGGCGGCTGGTGTTGGTCGTGCGATCATCACGGTCCTCTACGTCCAGCGTGCCCCGGATGGTTCGCAGGTCCCGGCTTCCGTCTGATAACGGAGGTTTAAGATGTCCACTCAAACAGACGTCCTAGCCATCCATACGGAGGCTACGGGATCGATGGTGTCTGGCCGATACCGTCTGAAGGGCTACCAAGGTCTTTCAGGCGGTACCGCTGGAGATTTCATTTTCCGTGATGGTGACGCTTCTGGACCTGTCCGGCTCCAGTTCAACGTTCCCGCCAACACGAACAATCCTTTCTCCAACCTCATCCCCGGAGAAGGGATCCTGTTCTACAACGGGATCCACGTTACACTTCCCACCGCTGCAAAGGTAACCATCTTCTATGGCTAAGTCACCCGCGTGGCAGCGTGCCGAAGGAAAGAACCCTGCTGGAGGCTTGAACGCCAAAGGCAGGGCGTCTTACAACAAGGCCAATCCCGGCAAGCCGGGGTTGAAGCGACCCCAGCCAGAAGGAGGCTCGCGTAGGGACTCATTCTGTGCCCGGATGAAAGGGATGAAGCGGAAATTGACGAGTGCAAAGACCGCCAACGACCCGAACAGCCGGATCAACAAGTCGCTTCGTGCATGGAACTGCTGACATGAAACACGAAACAGCAGAGCATCTGAAAAACGTGGGCGATGCCCTTTCAGTCCTTACCGTGGTAGGAGCCTTGGTAGACGTGCTTCCCTCAGTCGCAGCGGTGTTCACAATCGTATGGACCGGGCTTCGTATCTACGAATCTCCAACCGTGCAGGGCCTCATCAAGAAGTGGAAGGACCGTGCCAAGTAAGTCCAAAGCGCAGCACAACCTGATGGCGATGGTGGCGAACAATCCGAAAGCCGCCAAGCGTGTCGGGGTCCCCCAGAAAGTAGGCAAGGAATATCTCAAGGCCGACAAAGGCCGCAAATTCAGGAGTAAGTGACCATGAAAGAGTCCAAGGCGATGATGAAGAAGGAGTTGGCCTTCATGAAGAAGAAGGGCGCTCCGAAGTCGATGATCAAGCACGAGAAGGCCGAGGCGGGCGTCAAGAAGATGCGCAGCGGCGGTGCTTGCTACGCCCGTGGCGGTGGCATCGAAAGTAAGGGTAAGACTCGTGGGAAGTACGTGTAATGGCTAGTAGCAGGGCGTCTTTTGGCGAAACCTTTAAGGAAAAGCGCCGGGAACTTGGTCCGGGCAAAACTTTTACTTGGCAGGGTAAAAAGTACTCTACTGACAAAAAGGAGGACGTAATTGATCCGATGGACGATCTCGCTCCGTACGGTAATCTGCCGTCGCCGGAAGACAGAGTGACTGAAGGCGGCCCTACGCAGCGGAACAGCCCTCGTCGCCCCTCCGATAAAAAGCGTAATCCGCTTCCCAGCGACCGCGCTACGGGCTACCGTAGTCAGGTAAAAGAAACCGGAATGACGCCCGAAGAGCGTTCCGACGCGGTAGGCAAATTTGCTATTGGCGCTGCTAGTCTGCATCCCGCAGCGCGTGCTGCACGTGGCCTTAAGACTGCTAAGCGCCGCTACGATATCGGTAGGCGCGTTGATGCTATGACTGAAGGACAGCAGAAGAGTGCTTTCTTGAAGGCTGCACGCGAGGCTAAAGAGATTGATGGTATGAAGTCGGGCGGCAGTGTGCAGAAGTTCGCCAAGGGCGGCTCTGTCCGTGGTGGCGGTTGCGAGACCAAGGGCAAGACCAAGGGTCGCTTTGTATGAAGAACTTGGCTCGTCAGTATGACGAGAACAAGAAGCGGACGGAGGCACCTAAGAAGGACGAGTTCAAGTACGTCCGGGGTGCCCGAGTCCGCGTGACCGAACCGCAGAAGGTCGAGGAGAAGGCAGCATGAAACCCTCGCGTGGCATGGGTGCAATCGCTCCGAGCAAGGTCCCTCGTGCCAAGCGGCGTGGGGACTCTCAGCCTGTCATCGGTACGGGCAGGCCCATCAAGACGTTCAAGGCGGGTGGAGAGTCCAAGGTCAACGAGGCCGGGAACTACACCAAGCGGGCAAGGGGTAAGAAGTAATGGTTGACAAGACTACAGCCACGACCGAGTTCAACCTCGACCTCAGCACCATCATCGAAGAGGCTTTCGAGCGGTGCGGGGCTGAGATGCGTACTGGGTATGACTTCCGTACGGCACGGCGTAGTCTTGCGTTGCTCCTGATGGACTGGTCAAACCGAGGCATCAACCTCTGGACGCTCGACAGCGGGACGCAGGTTCTGACTTCGGGACTCGCCACCTACGACCTCCCGGTCGATACGGTGGACCTCTTGGATCACGTCATCCGTACGGGCACGGGCCAGAACCAGATCGACATCAACATCTCGCGCATCTCGTCCAGCACATACCTGTCTATCCCGAACAAGAACGCGACGGGCAGGCCGATCCAGATCTGGATCAATCGTCGCACGGGCGCAACAGGTGCGGACGACGCTGTGGTATATCCGCAGGTCACGGTGTGGCCGAAACCCGACAATAGTACAACCTACACACTTGTCTATACGCGGCTTCGTAGGATGTTCGACCCCGGCACGGGTGCGAACGGGCAGGACATCCCCTTCCGGTTCCTCCCCTGCATGGTGGCGGGGCTGGCGTATTACCTGTCGATGAAGATCCCCGGCGCTGAAGTGCGGATGCAGATGCTCAAGGCGCAGTACGACGAGGCTTGGCAACTGGCTTCGGACGAGGACCGCGAGAAGGCTCCGGTCCGGTTCGTTCCCCGGCAGTCGTTTCTGAGGTGATCCGTGGGCAACAGGTACG